CTATGGGCTGATACAGAACCTTCGTTATATCAACACCAAGAAAATTCAAGAAGTCTGTATTCATAGCTGCTTCAGTGTCAAAATAGATTATGAGGTCGATTGTTGGGTCCCTCATTGCCATCTCGCAAAGAAGCGACTTACCAGTTCCAGGATCTCCATCTAATTCAGAGATTCTACCAACAGGCCAGCCACCATTTATGTCGCCTGAAATGATCCAGTTAAGTGAATATATACCGGTATCAACCCAGCCTCTAGGCTTTCCAAAATCGCCATCTTTTTTGAGTTGTACCATCGGATTATCATCGCCAAATTGCTTGTTAATATTCTCCATCAAACTTTTTTCGAGCACGCTCAATTCTCTATCCATTATATCTCCTCTTACAATTAAGCAACTTCAACAAGTGCTTTAATTTGTGATAAATATGCCGAATAATCGAAGTTTACCATGTGCGGCTCATCATCGTAGACTGAAAAGATTCTGAGCTCTGCAATTAAGTCGTTTAGTGTGTTTCGAGCTTGTGGGAATTGTTTAACGAATGACTGATAAGATAGGACGTCTAATTTCTTTTTATTTTCTACGCTGTCTACTATTCTCTCAATTAGTCTTTCATAATCTTTCTTTGCTACTTCTTCTTTATGCGCTTCGATTGCTTCATATGTTTCTGCTGCTTGTTTTACTATTTTCTTTACTTTGCTTGTATCTGCTCTAAACTTTTTCTTTCTGGCCATTTATATTTCCTAAGTATATAGACCGCCAAAAGGATCATCGCCTGCTACTACGGTTCCTACTACTGTTATCGGTTTTATTTTGATGCCACCAGTAGGAAGTTTTGCTGTATGTGTGAATACTTCTGCTGGCGGTGTTGGATCTGTATCTGTGTCATCATCTGAAGGATTCGGACCTGGTACCAACTCTTGTGAGTCGCCCTTTTTCATTGGGACAAATGGTTCTACATTTTCTTGCACTGTCCCAAGAGGAAGAGTGTATGTTCTATTGGACCGCAAGTTCTTAATTGCTAGAGCTACATCAGTAACTGCTACAATCTTAAAGCTTTTGGAATCGCGTTCTTCTCGCGTGAATTTAGTGATATAATCGCTTTTCAGTATTATCCTTTCACCTAAATGCAAGTCCATAGTAACCTCTTATAATATTTTTTTCTGTCCTGCATACCAACCATCAGGTCTCTCAGCTAGATCCATAGCAGCTGCCACTTTGAAAACTTTGACTTCGTTAGCCTTAGTCCTGAATACTATGAACTCATTATTGAATATGAGACTATAGTTGTTTTGTTTCATAGTAGAGATTAAGCCCTTTAACTCGTTTCTATTCTGATCGTTTACGTAGAGCTTCCTTCTGTTATTCTTGCTGCCTATGTTGTTCAGCTTCTTCATATCTTGTCTGAGCTTCCAGTCGAACTCGTCAAACTCAGATGTCTTAGGAACAACCGTCACATTCCACATTGGATGGCCTTTACCGTTGATTTCAATTCTATAATTGTTCCTGTCTCTGAAGAACACAAGAGCTTCTTTCTTACGCCAACCATCAGCTAGAAGGCGTCTCACTACATCTACTTGATTGCTGCTATTAACGATTAATGTCTTGTTTAAATGAGTGGTTTCCATCATTGATATTATCTTTACATATGGGAGTCTAATTCTAAGCGAGAGAAACCATCTTTGTCCTTTGTAGCGTTAATTACTCTACAATCGAGGTTTTCCTTGATTAGATTTCTATGGTCTATGACAAATATACTCAACTTCCTTTCTTCTAGCTCGTTGAGCAATTCCAGAGCTCCAGTTATCCTTACGTCATCCAAATAATTTGAAAGAATTTCATCAAGTACCATTATGTTTATATTATCTGGCATCTTGATTCTGACTATTTCATAAAGAGCAAATAACAAGCTTATTTCAACCGACCTTTTCTCCCCTCCACTGAGTTGATTAAAGCTCACTTCTTCGCCGTCTTTTATTATCTCATCTTCAAGCTCGACCGTCAAATTATATGATACGTCGTATCCAAAGAAGCCGAGATAATAATTTATATATTTGTTTAATGATTTTAGAACATGATTGACGCAGAATGATTTCATCGAATTCGGGGAATTTCCTAATCCGTCCCTCCACCATTCATAATGCGTCTGCTCGTCTTCGAGTTTTCTTATTTTGCTACGTATTCTTTTAGCCTCAGTCTTAACTTCTTCTATTTTCTTTTGAGTGTTTGCTATGTAATCGTCTTCTTCTATGTTTTGATCTACTTGGGACTCTAGGACTTTGATTTCTGACTCAGCACTAGTTATTTTCTCTTGTAGATTGTGTACTTCTTCATCGCTGAGATCTATGTATATTTCTTCGTTAAGAGAGCTAATCTCTTCTGTGTTCTTTTCAATTTTTCTTGTGTACCTCCTTATTTTTGTGTTGAGGTCTTTTATATTACTCTCCTCCATTTCGAGATATTCTTCTAGCTCGTCTTTCTCCGCTAGTCTTTTGCTCAAATAGTTTTGGAATATATCATCTTTGATTGAGCTTCCACAAACTGGACAATTTTCTGGATTTTCATTTATTTCATCTATCTCTTCTAGCTTTGCATTGAGCTTGGTTTCTAACCTTTGCAGGCTACTAGTTGCAGAAATTAAGCTATCTTCAAATTCCTCTTTCTTAGCAACATGTCCCTCTTTCTCTCGTATCTTTTTGGCTAAATCTTCGCGTTGTTTAATTTCTTCTGACGGATTAATCTTTTTCCATTCTTTTAGCTCTTCTCTAAGTTCTTCTATTCTAGACTTCTTTCTAGATTCATCTGCTTCCCATTTTTCAACATAGTTCAACAGATTGCTTGCCAAAGTGTCTATAGTGTCTTTTTTGTCTTTATGCGTTCTTCTAAGCGATTCTGTTTCAGGTCTTATCATTCGTAATATTTCTTTTGTTGCTTTGTGGTACCTTGAAATAAAATCATACATCAAGAGGTTTTCAATAATCTTTCTTCTTTCAATTGGATCATTCTCAGCGAAACCTGCCATCTTCTCTTGAGAAAGAACTATCGACAATATGAACGATTTGAAGCTTATTTTTATAGTTGATTCGATGAGCCTCTGTGTTTCTCTAAGTTTCTCTTGCGAGAGATCCATTCCGTCTTTCTCGAATATAAGAGAGTTCCCCATCTCGCCATGGTTTCTATATCTTCGTATGAGATAGTGATTCTGATTGATGTCAAATGAGATTTCTACGAAACAGTCTTTTTTGATTTTGTTGTTGACGACCTGCTCGGCTCTTAATCGCTTAGTAGTTTGACCAAACAGTGCATACACTACAGATTCAACTACAGCGGTGCTCTTGCCAGAGCCATTGCTCCCGCCATCTTTCTTGTTGTATCCGGTGATTAGAGTGATTCCCTGCGTAGATAAAGGGATTGTATAAATGTCATCGCCGTAGCTCAGAAAGTTCTTAAACTTTACATAATTAAACTTCATCTAATTCGTATTCCGTTATTTTAGTTGCTACTTCCTCTATTTTGTTGAAGTGCTTCAAGAGCTTGTCTTTACTCAAGTCTAGCTTTGTCAAGCTGTTGAGGTATGCAGAAGCAACTTCCTGGGGCTCATTCCCAAGAGCTTTATCGTAATACTTTTCAATTTCTTTTACATCTTCTGGCGGTATAACATCAACACTTACCGCTCCTATTTCAAATAAGCTATCTCTCAATTTTGACTTGCTTATCCTATGAGTTAACAACTTGATTTTAACGAAGTTGCCAACTATGTCGTCGTCCTTAACATCGTCAAGTTTCTTGATTGATATAACTTTATACTTTGGTGCGTCATCATACTCAACGAACTCCCATGTCACTGTTTCAGTGTCGAGAACTAAAAATCCATGAGGCTGTTCGCGTTCTGCGAAACTGGTCTGATATGGGCTTCCTATATAAACTATGTTGTCTCGCGATTGATGTTTGTGATAGTGGCCAGTTATAACTAAATCAAACTCTGAGAAATCAGATATCTTGAATCCTGTCGTAGCTCTAAACCCATTTGGCATTGTGAATCCAACTATATCTAGATGGGCTATAAGCACATTCTTTTTCTCTTCTGCTAGTATAAAGTTCTCGAACATTTGATGTGCAAAACTGAGAAAGTGGATTCGCACATTATCGTGATCTATGAAATAATAATCGGGAATTATTTTGGCATAATCACTAAATACGAATACAATGGAGTTCATCGTATTATTCGGATTGGCCATGTCGTGGTTTCCGACTAGCATATACTGTTTGATATTTGACTTGTCTATGTCTTTTACGCGGAGGAGAGCTTGTATGACATGCGGAGCATATGCTCGAGCTTTCGTATGGAAAAAGTCCCCAGCACTTATTATTGTGTCTATCTCGTTTTCGAGACAATAGTTCTTAAGGAATGTAAGAAATCTCAGGGCCGTCTCAGAGTTGACTAGCAACCTGTGATGATTATATAGATGCAGGTCTGAATAAACTACTATTTTCATATAAGGAAAATTATGCCTACCTTCGTGGGATATTCGGTCTGCCTTTGAATTTAGTATCTATAGAACTGAATCTTGTTTTTGGGTTAATACTGCTCATGTTTGGCGGATTATAATTGCTGACAGGCTCTGATGCTTTCTTCATCGCTTCTTTTTCCTGTTTCTTGATGTTTATTATTATGTCGGTTATTGCAGCGCGGTCCTCAGTCGACAGACACCCTGCATCGTGAAAGCTCATGCCGCCTTGTGAAATGTAAGCGATTCTATATTGTTCTTCGAGAAGTGATTGATAGCGACGCCGATTTCTATCCGCGTCTTGATCGACGAAAAAAATTACGACCAAGTGGCACGTTAAATTCAAGCTCTCCATTGCATCGTGGGCAATAGATGTGATCGAGCATTTGAATACCACAATCCTTTTCTCTTATTACTTCCCTAAAGAAGTCTGCATCACCTGCAGGCATATGATTGATAAAGTCGTCTTTGTCTCGAGGAGAAAGAACTTCATCTTCTAAAGTAACTTTGTTTATTAGCAACACAACTGATTCACCGACATCATCATCGGCTTCATTAAAGTTGCGAATTTCTCTCGTCCTTTCCATCAGTTTTGACTCATCTTTCCCTCTCATATAATGAGCCTCAACGACAGCACCAGAGATAGGCAACTCTATTTGAACCGGCTCAATAGCCTCTTCTTCTGATTCCCATTCTTTCACGGGCAGTTTGTCGATTTCTATTGTTTGCTCGAAGTTAGCGCCACAGTGGTAGCACTTGATGGCAAAGTCATAGTTTAGACCGTATGACATTCCTCTCAGATAGAATAGTAAATATAATCTATCGCTTGAGAGTAGTTCATAAGTGTCTATGTCTGATTTAATGCATTTCTCTAAGACCATATCAAGGGCTTTACCCTGCTGGACTAGTCTATCGGTTGTGAGGATTTTCTCCTCATTCAACGTCATTTGTCGAATTTTGATTACGCCCTTAGCTGCATCTTTGTCGTCTGTTATGCCTTTGTATAGGAATCCGTGCGATGGAACCTCAACCGGGACTGGAGGTGGCTCAAATCGTGATTCTTGGTTTTTTCGAGTGCCTATACTCACAGGCTTAGGCTGGGTTTCCACTTTCGATTTTGGATGCCCAGCCTTAAGCTCTTTGTCTTTAGGTTTGTTTATTGCTTCAGGTATTTGAATTTCGTCCGACATATTTACTCCTTACGAAACAGTTTAATATTAAGTTGGCAACTATTTCAGAAAATTATAGTTTTTCAACTATAACTATGCTTCTATCTTAGGCGAATCCCTTCCATGTGCCTCCTACGCCGCCTGTATCAGCTCCTGTATGTAGATTAGCATAATCGTACATAATCTCAGCTGTTACTCTTAGAGCATCTGTAGACTCATAGGATAGTTCACCTGTAGACATGTTGTTTGGGAAACAACCGAATAGATCCCATGCCTCAATGATTTCAATTCCTGTTGTACTTTCTCTTCCTGCTGCCTGAGTTTGGCCAGGTCCGAGAAGTATCAATGAAGCGTCTACTTTATATAGGGCTGCATAGCCCATAGTACCATTAAGTACGTCGTAAATAGTCTGCATCCATCTCCATACGATTTGAGTTGCAGAACCCTGCCCGGAATCAAAGTCATAAAATGTAACCGTGATTGGTTCCCAGGTTGGGTTTTGTGCGAACTTCCATTTCTCATTCAACCTTGAGATTTCACCCATGTTAACGTTTAGAGTTGGTCTGGAAGCAGATACTAAATCTATGGCAAGAGACTCAGCTGCGTCGGAAGCACCATTAGATAGTTGTCCTCCTGTTGCTGCGCCAGTGCCTGTAGTAAAAGGAATTGTCTCGAACTTAAGGACCCAACGGTTGGCTCTCTTTGGTTCTCGTTTTCCAGATATTGCACTGCTTAAACTAATAGCCATTAGTATTCCTCCATTAGAATTTCTGTTCTTTCAAATATATCTTTTGAAAATAGAAACTAAATTCTTATTTTCTAAGCAGCATAGCTGCCGAGGTTATTATGCCTCGCCAGCCAATGCTCCAGTTCTTTGAATCGTAATGTCGATAAAGATTCTCTCTGCTACTCTCGTTGGCTGAATGAAAATCTTTCCATACATAATACCAGCATCGATTCTGTCTGCCGTATTGGTAGTTGCATCGAATACTACAGAGAAGGAGGTTAATCCACCTCGTTCCTGAATATTACTCAAGAATGATGTAATCTCTCTTGAGACAGATGCCCAAGTTGAAGCTTCGTTCAACTGGAAGACGTATCTTCTACCAATCTTTTCGACGTTCCTCTTTACGTGGTTGACCAACCTTCTAACGTTGATTCTGTTCGTAGACTTGTTAAGTCTTAGACATGTTTTTTGTCCATAAATCTGGATTCCCTCTGTTGGGAATTGGACTATAGGATTAACACATGCTGGGTCGGTATCGTTATATAGGAATTCTCTTTGGGCAGCTGTTGGCTTTGTGTAAGAAGAGATAGAGTTTACTACTCCTCTTTCAGGTCCTGCCGGAGCTTCCCATAGTTCCCATCCACTCTGAGTATTAGCCATTGCTACTGCTTCATAAATTGAAGGTGGCAAATCTACGTATTGTTCATTAGTAGCATCAAAGTCTCTCTGCCATCCCCATACTAGTGCTGTGAAGCTTGAGCTTAGTGATGTTGAACCACTTCCATAGCTTCCATTGTGCCAGTCGATGATATCGGTGTAAGCTAGGAATGCTGGTGGATCTACTAGGGCCACTACGTCCTGTCTAGTTTCTCCAACAGATTGTAGCTTGGCTACTACTGCATCTCCTGAGAATCCAGGAGCTAGAATGATGTCGATCTCATATTGTTCTTTGTTGTTGTATTCATCAAGTGCTGTTACTGCTAATGCATCAGACTCTGTTGAAACTGTTGGAATTCCATCTTCTCCACCTGCCAACTGCCAATATTCTGGCATGCCTGTGTCTGCGTTGTTTGGCGGAGCTGCTGTAGGAGCCGTTCCAGTATCAGTGTTAGGATACTGCAGAGTTTCTCCAAAGTCTACTCTGATGTAGTCTGAGTCCTCAAGGACTGTTGCTACGAAGTTAGTTGCTGAATCATCTGTCCAATCAACTGGTCCCCAGTTCTCCACACTGTCATCACCGTAGTAGACTTCAATGTAATACTGAGTTGCAGCTGTTACTGGATTAACCGTAGTGTAAGTTCTAGTCTTGATATTGTTGCCCCAAGTTCCAGCATCTTTGCATACGAAGTTGATTGTTCCATCGTTAGATTCATTTGATCCAGAGTCGCTGTCTCCATCTGTGAAGACTCCATCGAGTGGTCTTCCAGATCCTAATGCACTTTCATCAGCTGTAGTTGCATCTTCGATTTCAATATAACTAGTAGTACCAAGCCTTGAGCTGGTCATCGTGATGATGCTTGTTGCAGAAGTAATCTGAGCCTCTGCTACTGCTGAATTAATCTTGGCAGCTACGCCTTCTGCTGTATAAGTAGTGTCTCCACCATCAGCAGAGTCGTTAGTTGTGGTTGTGAAGCCTATGTCAGCAATTGCTCCAGTGTTGTCAGCAATTGTCACTGAACATTGTGAACCGAAGTTATTCCAGCTACCAGTACCCTGAGTAATTTGGACAGCAGTCGTATTGTAAACAGCGAACTGAATGTAATCATCAAGGTTGTTCGTTCCAACTGAAACTGCTCCTAAAGCTGAGTTTAGTGCAGCGATGAAGTTGACCAAATCAACAGGATCGTTGTCGAATAAGACTGTGATAGTATGAGTTGCATTAACTGTATCACCAGAATCATAGTGATAGAATCCTGCGAGTGTTATGTCGACTGTTTCTGATACCCAGTCGTGTGCAACCGGATTTGCTGCTGCCTGTAAGATTGGGAACGTTGCTGGTGCGCCAGTAGTTGGCGTAATGTTTATGTCTGTATAAGTTTTGTACGGATTAGTTCCGTCTCCATCTACTTTAACATCTATCTTATTAAAAGCCGATAACATGTTCAAGTCTGCCGTTGTCAAAGCCGATGCTCCGGTAATGCTACCTGCTGTTGCATCGACTGTAGTTCCAGCCCCAAGTCGGTAATATGCATATGCATAGTTTCCAACATCGGTTGAAGCAGCATCAGCAGCTATACCAAGATGTCCAGCACCAGTTGTCTTTGCAATGTTGTCAGTGCCTTGGTCAGCTCTGATTGTGATAGTTACGTTTCTGTAGAGGTCAGCCTTAAGTTCTAGGTAAGAACCGCTTGCAGCAGCTGTCAAGTAACTGTCTAGAGTCGTGGAGCCATCAGCTAGAGTTGTATTTCCCAACCCCGTGTTGACACCAGTTACTAGATCGTCGAGATCAGTGTAAGTGCTATTTGCGATTGTTACTCTATAGATTCCGTTGTTTGGTACCGGGAATCCAGCGAGCTCAACCCAGAATACAGGAGTTGTAAGCCCTGAGAAATCTAGTCCCGGAGCTACTGTTCCAACTACTGATTCATAATCGGCTGCTTTTGCAATCCTCGTAAAGTATCCGGATGATACATCCAAGAACTTATCGGCGAACATTCCGAAGTAGTAATTATCAGCTATTGGGCCACCGAACGTGTTTGTAAATTCTTCTTTAGATAATATCAAAGTAGGTTCGTCAATTGGTCCTTTCTCGGCGAATCCAACTGCTGCACAGACTGTTCCCTGAGTTACTGCAGCAAATGAAGTCTGGTCTATAACTTGGACCGATACGCCAGGACTTTTAATATCGTGAGCCATTAATCAGCCTCCTTAGTCGTTTCTACTTTAGAAATCTGAATAAATTTCAAATTTTTAGCATTTTTTAGTTGTGGAGTTAATTCGTCCACTAACATTTTGTCTCTATTTCTTCCATCGCCTTTTGGATATAAAAAGGCTGTGTGACTGTCAATTAGTAATGCAATGTTTTTAATCGTCTTGTTCTTTATTAAGTATTTCATTTTTATCCTTGATCGGGTTCGTAAAAATCAATGAATACCTCGTCGATGATATCCTGATCCAGTTCTCCCTCTGTTGTTGGTACGAAAGCATCTGTTATCGTCCAACTGAAATCTTTTCTTACCACTCTTTCATTTATGTCTAATGGTTCATATTCGGTTGCATCGGCAATGCCGTCAAGAACCATATGTGCCCAAACTCCGTAGTCATCTTCTCCCGTATGTTCACAAGGTCCAATCCAAAGATTGGAGTTAGGTCTAAATTCCGTCAGGAACTTGAACACCAAAATATCTGCATCTTGCATCAATGCAGTGTACAATGTACCGATATATCCGACTTCATAAACCAATAGCGGCTTGCTCTTCGTATATCCGATGACATTGTTATTATTATCTTGGACTTGTTTGGTCAAAACGTGCTCATAAGGTATAGTTTTTCCAAGTACGGGTGCGATAGCGTTGAGACGAAAAGTCATAATAGGCAACCAGTTATTGCCTTCATTTGGTGGTGCATAAAGAGGTTCGCCTCCAGCATCACCTTCGGCCAACTCTGAGCCGCCTAAAGCAAAGGCTCTTCTTGGCGAACTATAAACTACAGGAATCGATTTACCTAGAGCAGTGATTCTTGGAAGCTGCATTATTTCTTCGAGCCATTTTTTGAGATAATAATTGTACTCTGCGAAAATTGGATAATTCGTAAACATTAGTCTAAGTCAGCCTCTCTCATAGCTTTGTTAAAAATAGCTGTTGCTTTCATCGGATCTAGATTAGAAATAAGATTCATTATTGCTTCGCCGTCCATATTGTTTTCACTAAAAGATGACATAGAAGTCTCTCTGATTGCTGCCTGAATGACCAACTCTGTGCCGCCTCGTATTGCCTCTACTCTTACATTTGTATTAGGGCTAGCCATATTAATATCTTTCTTCCTAATGTTCTCAAGTACAGCGGCAGAAAATACTCCAGCATGAGCTGTCATAAAAGTTGCCCAATCTTTCGGTGAGCCGCCCTCTGTCATTTTCCTGTACAAGAAAATATCTCGGATGCCACTAGCCATTTCTGGCGAGAACTCTTCGTCAACTATTTTCTTGACGTTCTTTTTCACTTCAGCTATGTAGTCTTTTGTGCCAGAGACTCTAATTGTTATTTCGTGCTCATTCCTTGGCATTATTCTTCCTCAGGCAAATTCATCTGAGTCTCATCAACCTTTCTGCCTATGACATTAATGTGGATATAAGCCCAGATTGGTGTTTCCTCGCTTACATAAGCATCTTCCACTATATAATGTTTCTCGTGAAATGTTTTGATTATATCTCCGATGATGAAAGGTCTACCAAGAAGCTCAATGACTTGAGTTTTGTTAAATTTGATGTTAATCTCTTCTGGCTCTGTTATACCAAAAGCTCTTAACTCTTGAGTCCACGTCGGTTCTAAATAGCTTCCCTTGAGTGGACCATATGGACCATCATAAACCATGTTCTCGGGAAGAGCTTCGCCATATAGCTCGTTGAGATCTATTCCGTCTTCTGGTATAGAGTCATCGGTCTCTCTTGTAGCTTCTAAATCGAACTTCCAGATTGTGAAGGGCGCACCTTCTATATTTATTTTTTCTTGGTCGACTTCGTCTAATAATTCCATTTCTAGCTTATCGTCGGTTTCTTCGAAAAGCTCAAAAGGATATACTGGCATGTTGTTCTACCTCTAGTTTATCTTGGCTTATATTTAAAGATTGACTTTACCAATCTTTTATTCAGTTGCTCTAGATAGGATTCTCCATACAAAGGCCGTTCGAATGGTACCTTTAATTGAATCACTGGTCCACGTAGTGTGAGTCCAGTCCTCCTAAGTGATAAGAATATCACATACAATTTTTCGTCTTCTGGACCTTTTCTAGACGATATGATGAATTGCTGATGATTCGGGTTGCCAAGCAAATTGCTGTACCATTTACCAGTGATATTTTCAGGAGTGACTTTTATTGGTCCAGGTCTTTCTATTCCTGCCATTAGTAACCCCTTCTCCACTTCAATTTGCTAATTGCAATCTCTGTGCCCTTTAGATTTTTATATCTCGGCTTGCTTAGTCTGTTAATCATAGATTGAACTTCTATTCTCGGAATTCTGTTCACTGCGTATGTAATGGAAAGAGGGTCTCCTTTTTTCAGAAGTTTTTCCCATCGATAACTTTTTCCGCCGCGACTAGACAGCACGTTTGGGTCATCGTCTTTTGGCTCGTCTGCGTAGTAAGTGATTCCTTTTCTTGCTTGTGTTTTAACGATGGCCTCTGACAGTTTCATTAGTAGAATATCCTCTTTATAACCTCTTGTAATGCGTCGTCCATTGTATCAAAAATAAAATCTTTGTCAATTTCAACACCATAGTCTGCGCCACTGAATGCTCTCGGTGCATTAGTAAACAGAGCCTTGTCTAAGTCTACCACTACATGGCCAGTTGTGATTGCATCTCTAGTATGTATTTTCCGAATCGGGCTTACTAAGAAGAATTGTCTTGCATCTTCTTGCGGATGCTCTTTTTCCCAGCCTGCCCAACCGTAGTATTTCATTATCCTATAACCATACCAAGAGGAATCTGCTTGCTGAAAAGCTCGTCTTCAAGTTTCTGGATGTCTTGTGTTGCTTCAGCCTTTAGAGCATCACCGTTCAAGCTGATTTCTCCAGAGCCGGCTGTGAAAGAACTAAACTTAGATCTGATTTCTCCTTCGACCAGTTTTGCTTGAGCCAGAGAATATTCTCGAATCCACCTAGTATTTTCTATTACAGTTTCATCAGGTAGCTCAGAATATCTAATACCCAAAGTAAAAGGGACTGATGGAATTGGATCAAGGTGTATTTGTTCGTTTAGATATTCCCAGTGTGGCTGATTGCCAAGCACTCTTACATATTCTTCATAGCTAGCCAGTGTCATCCAATAGTCAACGATGAAGTTTGATGCTCCACCTGCATTCTGCAGATAATACAAAATGTAAACGTCTTGCATAACGCCAGTAAGTGAAAGCAATGGGTCAGATGGTTTGTATATGACTTCGTGAATAAACTCTGGAACTATCCCAGCTGGTACGTCATATGATGCTTGCCCACTATTTCCACTTATGTAGGTAGTCATCACTTTGACGTCTTTAAATTCGAAGTACCTGTTTATTGAGAGCCAGATACAATCATCTACCTGCTCTTCAGCCATGTAGACTTTGACTCGTGGATAACCAAGCCTTCTCATAACAAAATTCTTAATCGCATTATAGGCCATTCAAGTACTCCTATATTAGTTTGTATTTATCTTGTTAGTGCGAAGGTTATTTGTTTCTTGTTTCGTCTTCTATGAGGATGACTGTGCCGAGAATTACTCTTTTTTCTTTGATGGGTGCTACGATATATGACAACTTGGCAGTCTTGCCGAACGGCGACATATACTTAGCTTTATTAGCTATTGGCGTTTCAGATTCTATGACTTCGTTTATATCGTCCAAGAGGCCGATTTCTTTCAAGCCTGTGATAGATGATATTTTCATGCCGATGAATTTTTCTGGATTAGACGCTCCAAACACGCTCGCCAGGTAGGGATTGAATTCAACTATTTTTCCATCGTTGTCGATGATAAGAATTCCTATTGGAGCAACGTTCAATATTGTCTGAGTCAACGAATTAATAGATAATTCTGGCATTTCGAAATTATCTTACAAATTTTTCAAAAAGAACTCCGACAGAACGGTCTTCATGAATACGTAAAACTACGTCTGCAATGAGTTCTGCTGTAGAGACAATTTCGAACTTGTCTGGCAATCCAGACTCTGTAAATATCGAGTCTGTTGCATACACTTTTTCTATGATTGAATCTTGAATCTTGTCCTCGGCCCTGATGCCGTCTTTTTCGGAAAGGATGAGATGTGTTGCAACTACGACCACTTTCTCAGCACTAGCTTCTACTAAAGCTTCTGCTATTTCAATTAGAGTTCCGCCTGTATCAATAATGTCATCAACTACTATACAACTCTTGCCAGCTATATCCCCGATGACATCTGTTATCTCTGACTTGTTCTTGCCAGGTCTATACTTGTTGGCGAAAGCAAGAGGAAGCCCAAATTTGTTTGAATAATACCTAGCTCTACCTATCCCTCCTGTATCTGGTGAAACGATTGCCCAGTCATCTTTGCTCCCTCTTATTATTCTCTTTATAGTTCTGTCGAAAATAGTAGAAGAGCTCAGATTATCTATCCTCGCCCTCTTGAATGTAGCTGCACTGTGTGGACTATGTAAAGACAATGTGACAACTCTGTCAGCACGCGATGCTTCTAACAAATCAGCAATCAAAGAAATTGTTATTGGAGTTCTTGATTCTGATTTTCTGTCTTGCCTGCAGCCATAGATATACGGAACAACAGCTGTGATTCTACGAGCTGACGCAAGATATGCCGCATGAATCATTATGAGAAGCTCCATTATGTCTTTATTTGGATTTGAGTTGCAGCTTTGAAAAATGAAGAGATCTTTTCCCCTAAGAGAAGAGTTATATTTTACGTGAATCTCTCCGTTGGCAAAATCGGCTATCTCTGCATCAACCCATTCTGCTTTGTCATCTAGAACACTTTTAACATTCTCCGCTAAGAGAACGTTTGACCTACCAGAGGCAATCGCTAACTTGGGCATCTTTCCTCCACAGGAACTATGAGCTATTTGATAGAAAGTATGTTATTAACTTGGAATTTATCCTGCCATTTTTCCGGCCATTCTGGCCGGATTCAGTTTTTTTCAAAAATTTTTCTGAAAATCCGGCCATTCGCATAAGTTAAATTATATGGCCATGAACATGGCCATTGGAGGA